ATGGCGACCGAGGCATACGCACGGCATAGAGCCGCACAATTCACAGCCTGACACACCACCACGCCGCCCGTGCTTCGCCGGGCTCCATTCGCCGCCTAACTGTCCGTAGCAAATGGAGCAAATCTGAAGCCCGACGTGCTGGCAGTCTCCGATATGCTCGAAGATGTCCCGCGCTACAATTTCCTCCACGCTGGAATCTTCCCACGGCCACGGGAGGGACAGGTCCGCCACTTGGTCGCATGGTTGTGCGATATCGACATTGACGAAGCTTTTCAAGTGGGCGTCTGAACTTCCGAGGTTGAGTCTCATCTTTCGGCTTTCCGGATTTCGTTGTGTCGCTTCGTACATTGTTCGCTCTCATTCATTTAGTTCTCGTTTCGGATTTCGCTGTGGTTGAGCACACTGGAATCCGCAATTACTTGCCGTACATTTGCCAGTCCGGATACACGCCGATGAAGGCGCAATAGCTTCCCTCAACATGACCCCAAAAGTTTCCAGTGCTTACAATGAAGCCCTTGCCGTTACTGCCATCGTGATCCGGCTGACAACCAAACTCTGCGCTTTCCAAATACCGCCAGAGGAAGTCAACAGCGGCATCTACGGTCAGCGGGAACGGTAGCGGAGATGCCGCAACCCCGCCCACGGTATCTTCATGCCAGAGAAGCACCATCCCGGCATGTGTCGGGTTCTTTCCTGTGCCGTCGCATTCCCGGCACTTGTATTCGCAATATTGCTTGCGGTCTTCGCCTATCCAGTGGCCAGTCTTGCCACCTGCACAGTTCTCGCAAGACAACGTTGGGACCGGACTCAGGAAGTGCGAAGCCTTTCCTCCGGGCGCATTTGCGAACGCTATCCTCACCGCCGCATCGAAGTGCGTTCGGCCTTCGCTGTGTACTTCAACCTTGAAATTGTCTCCGGGCATCTAGGTAGTACTCCTCTGGTACTCGCTATGGTCCTGCCATCCGAAGAGGCGCATCCAGAATGCGCAACATGCGGAAAACACAAACGGAAAAGGCAGGTCCATCATAACTCCATCACCTTTCCACAGTGCGCGTCCCACTCCGGCGCGCGCCGCCACTGATCGGATTTCATTTTCTCCGGGCTATATGCGGCACTCGTGTTGCCGCCGTGGATGGCGCAAATCATCCGGGGCTGGCAGTCAGGATAGATCGAGCCCACCGCCGCGCACTGGCTCTTATTCTTCAGCCACCAGCGCTGGTCCTCGTGTGGCGCGTCGTCAAATGGGCACGCCTCCCACGCCGTGCGCCAGTACATCATGGACGAGCCAATCACATAGGCCGGGTGGTCGTTGCGGTAGACGTATGCGCCACAGAAAGCACCGGGCCGCGTGTCCCAAAACAGCATGTCCCGGTAGCCTACACACTGCTTGCCGCTGGATTGCAGGAGGGCTACTTGCTCTTCGATGCGGCGAGGGTGGCTCCAGTCGTCAGAGTCCCAATGGCAGAGGATATCGGCGCGCGTCAGACCGTTGGCTAGATTGCGCAAGGTTCCGATTGTATGTTTATGGAGCGGGCCTCCGATATATTTCACCAGGACATCATGGCCGTACTTGTGAATGTCCGACAGTTGCCGACCTATACGCACTTGCTGTTTGCCGGAATCCAGCACCAGCAAAGACGCATCGCGATAGCTCTGCACCTCGAAGCTCCGCACCGCTCGCTGAACCATCTCAGGCCGGCCGTTTACCAACATAACGGCGCACACGGTGGGCTGGGTCATGCCTTCGGCTCCGCAGCAAACGCCAGACGCTCACGAAGCAACTGAAGTGCGTCCATGACATCCAACACTTTCCCTGCTTTTTCGTCGTCAATAGCTGGCACTGGCTCGGTTCGTCCATCAAGCCATCCCAGGACCGCGCGGGCGTCCTTCTCGCCAATGGCGATGTAGCCTACCTGAACGATATTGCCGTCAATCATCCGAAAGAACGCGAATTGATCTTTCTCTTTCTGCTCTGTGAAATACCGCTGTCCCAAGATAATCAAATTGTCACCTCCACAGGATTACTCGCGTAAATTCGTTGCAGCATGATCAGCAGTCCGTCTCGATCCAACAGCGGGTGCTTGCTCCAGAACGTCGCCGTCCCCGCGTGGTGTGAGTCTTTGAACTCCCGATGATGGCCGGCGCAGAGCGGGCCGCATTCCTTAGCCGGGTAGCGCTGGCTTAGTCCGCGGCGGCTGGTGCTTGCTCCGAGATGGGCGACTTCGGTGCGTGACGATTGCCGGAATGGAAATTGATCTCGCAGAGCCTCAACTTTAAAAAAAAGGATTCGGTCAGCAGAGAAGTCTGGCAATCGAACGCACGCGTTCCACCACTCTGCGTAGCAGCACAAGCACGGTAGTTTAGCAATGAAGCCCATGTAGGCACGATCAGCCTTGGTCATTAGGCCTCCACGATTCGCTTGTCGCGTTCTTCGGACTTGTGGTTTCATCGCGCAGCCCCGACGCTTTCCAGAATTACACCATCACGTGTCTCTTTCGACATCGGGGCTTGGGATTTGCGCGAACTCATCGGGCCGTCGTTCGCCGGGTTCTCGAAGCGCCGGCCGCATGTCCTGCACTCGTACGTCCGACCGCCGGCGAACATGATGGAGCCGTGGAAGGTTGAGCACCACCAGCGGAGGAATTTCATTGGTCAGCCTTCGCGCCCGTCTCGGGTTGAGAGGGTGACGTTGAATTGGCAGTCAACCATCGGTCGAACCATCGGTCGCGGATGCCGTAACAGATTGCCGATTCTTCGCATTCCAAAGGCACGCCTGTTTTCTGCTCATGTCCATGAATGACTGCCAGCAGCTTCAGGATATCCACACACGCCTGCTCAAGCGTCTTCATGCTACCAGCCTTTCCAGCCACTCAGCCTCTTCCGTTGCAGCCGCCGCGAACTTCCGCAGCGCATCCGCCCGCCGCTGTTCCCGCTCTGCCGCCCGGGGGTCAAGCTGCGCCTCGATAGCTTCGGTCAGGATTTCGTCAAGCATTGTCGATAGGGGCATAGGTCCGCTCTCCTTTCGGTGCCTCTGCGGGTTTCCCCCGCCACCTGGTGGACCGGCATCCGCTCTTTGGGCACCGCCGCGGCTCCGGGCTGTTCTGATGCGCCGGCCATTCATGGCTGCAAATCGCGCACCGTCTGATTATCACTGCCACTGGAGAGATAGTATCCGCAACGCGGACGGATTGCAAGAGAAAAGTATCCGCAACGCGGACGTGTGGTACTAGATGGGTGAGATCTGGTACCCAGGCCCGACACCAACAGGCACGGTTACCGTTTGCGGAGCCGGATCAATCAGTAGGTCTGTTATCGCCCAAACCAAAGCATCCATTCGGTTTGGCGACTTTCCGGTGACTCCAGGAACGTAGGAACACATCTCGTCTTCGAGCTTGTCGAAATCCGTCCCGTGCGTTCCATCGCGCATCACGTGGTGGACGCGCCCCTGCTCGTACAGTGCGGCGACGGGCTCCGCGCGTACCGCCTTGCCGCGGCTGGCCCACACCTTGCGGTACGGAACATTGGCGTCGACGGCCCGGAGGTTGGCCTCCACCAGGTCACCGCCGTTGTTGACCTCTCCCACGATGCGATCACCACGCCTTGCGCCTAAGAGCCCCGTAGCTGCTTTGGCCCACCCAAGAGGGGTTTCCTTACACGAGGCATCGTCCAGGACCAAGACGTGCAGCGAGCGCGTCAAAGCGGCGGCAATAATTCCAGTCTCGTCAGACTCTTCGCCGGAAGTGACAGCCGGATCGACAGCCACCACGATTCGGATTATCACATCGGGCCGCTTATCGACCTCGGTGTGGTGGACGCGGCCGGCGTCGATCAGCTTCCGGGTCCACAGGGCGCCGGGAACGTCATCCAGCAGTTCCGCATTGAGTTCTTGCCGGCCCAGCCGCGTCCCTTCGTACTTCGTGATGACGTGTGACAGAAATTCAGGGTTGAGGTTCGATCGGTTATCGTAAGTGCTTCCCCTTGTTACGATTGTGCCCTTGTCGGCAATCATCTTGCGAAGCTGTTCCAAGGGTTTCGGGGTTGTGGTGATGACGCCCCGAAGATCGGAGCCGACGCGGAAACCGAACATCAGGTTATCCCAGGCCGCGTCAAGGTAGCGCCACGCTGCAAGCTCATCTGCCCAAAACCTACCGCACTGAGGGCCGCGAAGTCGTTCTGGCTCATCGGCCGAGAACCCGAGAGCCACGTTACCGTTAGGCCATGTCAACCGATGGCGCCTGGAAGGCTCGTACACAGGGCCGCTTCCGTGTGGATAGCAGGACAGAATCCCGGAAGGTCCTTCAATCATCACACCGCGGATGTCAGAAGCGGTGGGAGCCACCAGGTGAATCGGAGCTTCAAGGGGTTGAGACGCCCATTCACGCACCGTCTCAGCGCCGGTCTTGGTCTTGCCGAAGCCCCGGCCCGCCAGCAGCAACCAGAACCGCCAATCTCCTGCGGGCTGAATTTGGTTCTTTCGGGCATTGGCACGCCAGTCCCAAATCAGAGACCGAATCTCGTCCTCAGTGAATCCTGCAAGCGCTTCAGCTTGTTCGGTTTCGCTGAGAAATGCTAGCGATTCGATCAGTGAGCAATTGTCGTGGGGAAGCATTGACCTCGATTGGTGCGCCGCCAGGTCCAGAGAGTTCCATCGCCCTCAGTTTCGGCCAGCGGTACTGGGCCAGCTCGGCATACATCCGGCCGCGGAGGGAGGCGGCCTGATCTTCGTCCATCGCGAGACGTGCCATGCCCTCGATGGGGTCGCAGCCCAAACTATCCAAAAGCGCCGTAACGGTGGTTCTGTTGGGTGAGGACTTCTTCCGTCCAGCCCCGGCCGGCCGCTTCATTCCCTTCGTAAAAGGCATTTAAAACCGTGTTAATTCCCTGTTATCTGAACTACGCGCCATTTTACACCCTATCAGGTGAGATGTTCAAACATTTCAGGTGAGTTTTGTTGTTTCAGCCTTCGCGCCCGTCGTGCGCCTGGTCAGGTGCCGTTGAATCGGCAGTCAGCTTTCGATAGGCGGCGATTGCCAAGCTCCCAATTGTCTCTATGATTTCGGCCTTGATCGAATCCTCGCAGGCGTTAAGTTCATTTTTAACACCGCGCCGATCTGTCAAGTCTTCCCATATTGCCATGCCCACAATCCATTCGGCGTCTTCGCGTGAGCCGACCACACACTGCTTTTGGCTGCCGTATAAGTGCAGGCACCCGCCTGGAACTGGACGTTCACAGTAATCGCAGAAGTCCTTACTCATTTGGCTTGCTCTCCTGGATGTGAGATGTTCAAACATTTCAGATGCGTTTTGTTGTTACACTAGAAATCCAACTGCTCAAGCCGTTTACGTGAAGTCCTTCGGCGTAAGTCATTAATCTTCAAAACCACAGGAAGCAGCAAATCACGATCCTTCACAATTCCGGGAGGGCTCACCAGCATCCACTCAATCAGGGCATCCGCTGCCGATCCACTCATCACTATGCTAATCTTGCAGTCCTCCGTGCATTCTGTATCATCGCTCACGGCTATACCTCTCTCTTTCTTCGCAGTTCTGAGAAATCTTGGACTATTTTTCTGCTTGGTCGGGTGCTCTTTTACCGCCGTCTCAATTCCCACTTTTAGCCTCCAAACTCGCTCTCGAAATTCTCTTCAGTTCCGCCCGCTTCGGAGTTGCTGCCGCCGTAACCGCGTCATGCGTGCCGCCTCTTCCGCTCCCTGTCCCACACTCGCCGCTTCTCTGTCTGCTGACGGCAGATCCAAAACGCCTTGCGGCACTTCGCACTACAGTACCTGCGTCCCCATGATCCGCGGTCGCCGCCGCACTTTGGGCAAAGCGGGCGCAGTGCTGTGACCGTCACGAGTTGCAGCCGCGGCAATTCTTTTTTTTTAGACTCCACCCACGGGTTGTCTTTAGGTTCGTGGACTCCAATTGGGGTAAGGTGCGCCGGCCAGGTGGCGGGCTCGGCTGCAATCATTCGGACTGGCATTTCACTCTCCTGTCTGAGCCATTCGGCCGTCAAACGCTTCCGCCTTCGCCGCCGGCAGCCTGCCCCGGTTGCGCCGCATTTGGCTCAGGGCCACGCCGCGCGGACAGTCGCACCTTTCCAGCCCACCCATAAATCCGATGCGCCAGTAGCCTCCTGTTGGCCGGCAAACGGCACACGGTGGAGGAAGCACTGGGCGGGGTTTCTTACGCCTCACGTGGCCCCCAGTTCTTTTGCAGCATACTCCCGCGCCTTTGGGTCCGGGTCGTGCTCCCGCATCCACTCCAGCGCTTCCCTACGCTGCTGTGGCGTCTCTGCTGGCACCACGTCAGGCGTGTACTGGGGAATGTGGCCGTTCTTCTTCGGGACCGCAATCGGCGTCTGATCCTCCCACCGCCTCCCGCGCAGCCACGTCGCCGGGTGCAGCTTCGCGCGCCAACTCCAGTCTTCAGTGGGCTCGAACCGCGCCCGATCCGAGAGGGCCTGCTCAATCAGGAAAGCCGCTCCGTGGGAGTGCGCCGCCGCGGGCCACGCCTTTTGCGCGTCGGCCTTGGCTGTTTTGTTCCACCAGACCCGCCAGAAGTCCTCGAAGGTTGGTACAGGGGGTCGAACCACGCCCGCGTCAGAGGGGGCCAGCGCAAAGGTTTTTTCTGCATCTGAGTCTGTCTCTGTTCTGTTCTGTATCTGTTCTGTATCTGGGGCCGTTACTGAAACGTTTCCTGCCCGTTTCGCACGGTGTTTCCTTACACGCTCTGTAACGTTGTCTGAAACATATTGGTGCTCATTCCAATCGTGCATTGAAAAGCTACCATCTCCGTTACAGTCAATAAGATGCGACTCTTTCAGCGAGGCAATCCACTCGGCGGCTCGGTCTTCTGAACAGCGCAGCCGAAAGGCTATCTCGGGAACTGCTGGAAGAGTTCCATCATAAATACTGGCGATGCACAAGAGGTTCACCCAAGCCTTAAACAGAGGAGCGGGTAGCGCCTGGACCTTGCGGCACTCAATTGTGCGGGTCTTGTATCGGAACCATTCCATCTAAGTGGCCCCCTTTATGGACCTGCCTGGATATCTATCCAATATCTGCTGATTGGTCATAATCCGGCCGCCCTTGATGCCGTTGCACCAATAACACAGAGGTTGCAGATTGGACCTTTCCGAAGTGCCGCCTTTCGAAACTGGGATTATATGGTCCACATGCACATCGTTCCTGGAGCCGCAGGCAGCACATGGCATTCCCCATATTTCCTGTTTAATCTTCCAATGAATGGGAGTTCGGTAAATTCGTTTTGATGGCAAATTGTCATCTCCTAGCCGAGACGGCCCGATGGGTGGAGACGGCTAGATCTCCACCGCTTTCGGGTCTTCCAATACTGCGATTGGGCCGCAGTAAGGAACAGTATGCGCTCATCGCCGCTCGATTTCAAGAGCCAATTTCCTTGCCCTCTCCGGTTCCTTCAGCGCCAGCCGGTACGCTTCCTTCACCCCGAATCGAGGTAGGAGCGGGATAGCCAGCCGGTCAAGCGCCGCGGCTTCCGAGGGTAGCTGCATTCGTTTCACTTTGACCCCGACCGCGACCCCGACCACGACCGCGACCACGACCCCGACCCCGACCCCGACCACGACCACGACCACGACCCCGACCACGACCACGACCCCGACCACGACCCCGACCACGACCGCGACCACGACCCCGACCACGACCGCGACCGCGACCCCGACCCCGACCCCGACCATGACCCCGACCCCGACCATTTCTGCCTACTCCCGCGTATCACTTGCCCACTCCAAAACTCTCGATGGCCGATCTCTGCACGTACCACTTATCGCAGTGCAGCCTCTGAACATCTTTGTATTTTGCATCGCTCCACGGGCCGGTCTCGTAGACGATACTCGGCTGCTCCAACAAAATGCAGGAGTCGTTAACCCCCGTCAACTTCCCGGTGTAGATGTAGTTCAGGCAGAAAATCAGCACATTCTGCCCGAGTAAAGAATCAAGCCCTTCTCCTGCCACTTCGGTAACTTCCACTAGTTTTCTCATCGTTTGTTTTCCTTTTCGTACTGGAGAACGCCTAAACCTGCTCCGCTTCGCTCCCCCGAGCATTTCGGATGGCTCAGACGTTCACCAGGACGCCCTGTGCGCCTTCCTTCCGTTCCTATTGGTCCCCGAGGGACTGGAGAGCCCACTGTTCGCGCCTGGAAGCCGCCCACTTCGCGAACGTCGTCTTGTAGACCTTCCGGGTATCCTCAACTTTCGGCTTCGCTACAATAGCCGGAAGGCCCGCGCGCTCCCGGTGCTTGTCCCGCCAGGTGCGGTTGTATCTGCGTCGAAGGCATCGCGGGCAGAAGCCGCAATTGCAGTCTGGTATCCGTGGCATCAGAGCACCTTAAACGGGCCGACTCGCACCACTTCCGGGTTGTCGTCCCACCGTTCGCCTGGTTTGGTGTGAAGTTGGTCCCATAGGAAAGCGAATCCCCCGCGATAGGTAGCGCTGCTAAAGACGTAGCCACAACTCCCGAAACATGTAAAAGAAATCCCAATATGGCTCTTTTTGTGCATACCGCAACCAACACAGATATTGGGACTATCGCCGGGAGCAGTCGCGCGGGAGCCAACCCCAATTCCCTCAGCCTTGGCCTCGTCTTCGGTGATATCTTGCAACCGCTCCAGCCGCGCATCTTCCAGCACTTCGAGCGTAATGCGGGAGGCCCACCGCGGCATGTGAATCGAAGGAATCCAACCATTCCTGATCCTGAGCAGTTCCTCGCTTCTCACAACGCCGAACGCTTCCTCGGCACGCCGCCACCAGCCCGGCTTGACACCGAATAGTGGGCTCTGCGCGCCATCCGCGCGAAAGTTCAAGCAGGGATCAATCAGCCGCGCGCCGCCAATTCCATACGCCTCTCTCGCCCATAACCGATCTCCAGACTTAACTTTAAGCCACTGCTTCGACAGCCTCCGCGTCACGCTCTTACGCCCTGCCAGCAGAGCCAATACCATCGGTCCGCTGAATATAATCGGGTGCTCTTTCATAGTTCGATCCTATCCCACGTGCCGAGCCTCGCACCGGGCCACGTGATTGCAAACTTCCACCAAGGAAACAATGCCGCCGCCATTCTCACTTTCACCTTGGAAACCGGAAGGGTCCAGAATCCCGAACCCTTCCGGCCCTTCACCTCCACCAGCAACACCGAACCATCGGGCATCACCTCCAGGAAATCCGGGATGTACGTAACCCCCGGAGCCAACGCCATCCGCACCGCCTCGTAGCGCCATGTATTCAGTTGGCCGGCGTGTACCATAAGGTCAAGGTGCTGCGCGTAGGACGCCTCGGTCTTTGAGCGGTAGCCCTTCGGTTGCCGGGGCCCAGCCGGGGGAGCGATGCCCGGTTGAACCCCGCGGCGGCCGGCGAGATGCGCGTCAAGATCGGCCTGTGTCCAGTTCGCCATGAGGCCACTTCCCCTCCTGTACCTGCTCAGATTTCCATTCAGCGAGAATGGCATCGTCCAACACAAGAGCCTCGTTGTAGTCCACCATGTAAACCGAGACTCCGCTGTTAGCATCGTTGAAGGCGTCCACCGCCTTTTCGAGTTCCTCAACTCCGTTAAGGTCGCCGGAGTCCGCGTCCTCCCACGCCTCTTCGAGGATTCTCTCAATGAGATCTTCAATAGTGGCCTTTCGTAGCCCAACATCTTTGGCAGACCAAACGTATTCCGGTGGCTTTTCGCATTGGTCGATGGCGTCCTCAACGGTTTCGTAATAGTGATCACCGAAGAACACCTGCGGCCCCGTATACTCGGACGCCTTTATCTTGGTGGCTTTTGTGTAGCGCTCAAACTCTTCCTTAGCCATCCTCTCGCGCCACTCTTTGCTGTAGCACTCCTCGCACTGAGTGCGGTAGTACGGCTGGCGCTTGCCGAGCTCCTTACCGCAGTCCTTGCAGTGCGTGGTTCCGTGGCAGGATTGGGCTAATCGCTGGTCGTTATGCACTGAGCGACATTCAGAGCAATACCAAATGCCCGAGGGCTTTCCATCGGCGTGAAACAGTTCAATTGCCGTGTCTATCATCGCCCCTCCTGTACCTGCTTGCGGGACTCAGCAAGGATTGAGCGGGCGTCTAAAACTGCATTCTCGACAGTTGTACCCCACCCACCCCCTTCCGTGGGAGACGCCCGCAGAATAGCCGCCATGATCGCCACTACCCGCGCTTCCTGCTCTCTGTCTTGTTCGTTTGTCATTTGATCTCCAGATGCTTTCCCCGCTCTCCCAACCGTGCGCCTGGGACTTCTTCACCCGCAGCCAGCGCCGCCCGGATGCGGTCATTGTTAGGCTCAAGCGATTTCGTTCGCACACCCGCTGGCCATTCTTCAGGAGACAGAGAACCCACCAAGTAAAACCAGAAGTTGTGCGGCATCTGTATAACGACGTCGCGGTAATCGTTAGGTAAAACTTCCGGCTGGATAGTCAACGGAGCCACCCCTCCGTTTGCTTTACACATCAGATATCTGCCGGCCGTCCCGTCGATGCGCTTCTTCCCTAAGACTTCCATCGCTTCGCAGGCAGCTTGCTTGATGCGCTTCAGTGTGGACTTGAGCCGGTCGACCCGCTCTGTGATGCGCTGCTTTTCCGCCTCTGCCTGGGCTAGGACGTCGGTGTATGCGCGAATCGCGTAATGCACTCCATCAGCTTTTGAGATCTCGCGGGTGAAGTACTCGGCTAGGGCTTTTTCGACTTCCGCGAGTTCGGCATTGACATCCGCTTCTAAATCCCCGGCGTCGGCGGATTGCGGCGGGAGCCCATCAGCGACGGTTGCCCGCTTCTCAATCAGATCCTCCCGCGCCTCCAACAACTCTGCGAGGGATTGCTCAATCGTGTACAGCGATAGGCCGCTCATGCCGTGGCCTCCATCTCCACCGCCTCGGGTTTCGCTTCCAACTTGCCGCGGCGTTTCTGCCGGTGGATCTGCTCGCACATGCGAATCATGATCGCCTGTTCTGATACGTCCGCGTCACTAAACACGTCGTACCACTCTTGCTCAATAGTGCGCTTCGGTCTCGCCATCTAGTTCACCCACCTCTCTACAGCCGCCCGCGCTTCTGGCGATGTCACGCCCGCCGCAGTCAGCATTGCACACCACCAGGCCGTATTCTGGTCGGTGATTTCCTCGTCTGCGGGGTCGTGCGCCTCAGCAAGAACCAACTGCCAGCACGATTCACAGAACGTCAATTCGTTGAAGCGCACGCCTTCCTCAGAGGGGCGGACGTGGTGACAGCAGTCGCAGGAAAAGACGGGATTAGAACGGGCAATCTTCGTCTGTTGCGGCATACTGCCCCCCTTGATAATCCGGCGCGTCGTCGTGCTGCTCTGGCTCCCGGTCACACTCGCGCACATACTCGCGCGGCGCTGGAGCGCTCATGCCTTTCGGCATCTTCATGACCGCCGCGACGTTGGCGTAGGTGCTGCCATCCTTGACGTTGTGTATCACGTTGACCATCGCGCCCACCGAAAGCAAAACTTCCAAGTCGAACTGCTCAAGCTCGGCTTGGGTGAACGGGCGACCGCGCCACGATTCCAGATCCTTCCGCATTGAGGCTTTCTCGTGCAGGGAGTTCGTGTAACGCTTCGAGACCGTGAATTGCTTGCCGTCGTCGCGGAGTTCGTCAATCTGCCAGACGATCTTGATTTTGTGCTGCTTCTTTGTTTTGCCGCTGTAGGTAGTCTCGATAATTCCGAGGTCCACCACATCGACGCATACCGCCGCGTGCGTGCCTTGTGGGGCGGGGGTGTAGTTCGTTCCTGATGCTTTCGCGTAAATTGGCATTAGCCTGCTCTCCTTTGCTGCTCTGCGATCTTCGCGCCCTTGCGGGCCTGTAGCCTCTCAATTGTCGCCTGCACTCGATCCCGCACTACTTGCTGGCATTCGTCGTACAGCGCCTCAGCTACCCAGTCCCGGTCTTCTACGTGGCAGCGTATCTTGCGGCTCGTGAAGTAGTCCGAGTTCTCATACCTCAATCCGCCGTGATCCTCGTGGTTCAAGTGGAAGGAAAAAGACTCGCACACCTCGGTTACGCCATCAACCGCCGCGTACTCGATGTTCCGCTGAGGCTTTACGTTGATAATCGGAATGCCTGAATCGCTCATCGTGTTGCCGCCTGTTCCGCCGCGCGCTCTCCGCAGCACTCACACAAGCCAGCATTGGCGTAGGTCGACTCGGCGTCGATCCAGACATCACAGGCTTTCTTCGAGTCTGCGTGATATTCTGGATCGGCCCCAGAGCAGCGGATGATCTTGACTTCCTCGTCGTCCGAGTTCCAATTCGTCAAGAACCGCCTTCGTGAGTCCATCAGTTTCGTGTAGCAAACGCTCGCCACTGGAGGCAGGTCCCGATGCTGTCCCGCCAACTGATCCAACGCGGCAAGCGCCTCATCACAGGCGCACAGATCCTTAATGGCCTGCTCTACATTCTCTTTCTGCTGCTTCGTCATCGTCTCTTCCTCCCCGCTCGTGGTGTCGAACGTACAGTTTTATCTGGCCATGTCTCCAGCACTGTCCATGGCTTTCCAAATAAATACCTTGCACTCTTCAGCCGCACTCCAGCTATCACGCTTGTTGTCATCTGAGATAACCAATAGCACCATCCTCTCGGCTTCCCTCAATTTGTCCATGATCGGCTCGACTTCCCGTTCGGTCATCATGCGGACAACCCTTTTCGGAAGGTGGCATTCCCTGCGTGCATCTTGACGATCACGGTATCTGCGGTCCAGTCCGTCAGGTAGCCGAAGCACAGCCATACCCGCTTTGCGATCTGTTCAGGCGTCCAGCCCTGAGAGAAACGCTTTTCGATGCTTTCCCGAATCGCTTTTTCGTGACGCTTTGTTGTGCTGTTCATACTTACATCTTGCTCCGTTTCTTCGGAGGATAATAGTCCACCGAAGTTAACGGAGTACTACTTTGGAGCCGGAATGTTCGGCCACGTGCGACTGACCTGAATCATGCGGTTCTTACCTGCTTCGTCAGAGAATGCCTTCGCTGGCCCATGGCGGAGGATATGTAACGCTAGGCTCTTGGCTGCTCCAACCTGCGCCCCGCTGAATCCACCACATGCATACGTTCCGTCCGGCTTTCGGTAGTCAATCCTTGAAACCGTCTCATCTCCCCACGAGCCCCAAGCGGGATCTCCAATAGGAGGCAGTGTCTGGTTTAACTTGTCGCGCACCAACTCCATAGCGAGAACCTGAATCGCCTGCTCGTAGCCAGGGCCAAGCCCTCCCATTTCAACCATCCAGATAGAATCTCCTGCATCCCATTTCTCTAACTGCTCTTTTGCTGTCTGTGGATACTCCATAGCTCCTCCTAAAATCTTTCAGCCGGACGTGACGCCCCCGGCCTGCCGCTGGTTACCACACCAGCGAAGCGCCTCCCTCCCCGGAGATTCGGGACGCACCGAAAGAGGGACGGAAAGACTATTTCATTGGGATCTACTTACCTCCCCATTCCGCAGGTGCAGTGGTCACCAGCGCAGTAGCAATCGAATTCTTCCGACTCATTGGTGGCCTGCTCTACGCACGTGTCACATATATGGACAACCTCGCTAACGTGTTCCGCACAGGAGTACAGGCCGCAACCGTCGCACTGGACCCGGCACTCTTCGCACATCCGCACGTGGCATTCGTCCGAACCTTGGCAAGGGAGCATATCCGGCTCGTCGGTCACTTCGCAGGCGTGCTCCGCTCCGCAGTTGCTGCAGCGCCATTCCATCTCGTTTCCGTTCGAATAGCTGATGGTGTAGCCGTCGTCGCGCCTTGTGGTGCGGGTCATTAGCGCACCACTTTGACCGATGCGCGCAATTTGGCGCTCATCATCGAGTCCACTACCGACGCAATTTTATTGTTTTCTGCTCGGCGATAATTGGAGTCATTTTGTCCATCATTAGGACGCTCGATCCAAGCGTGGATTTCGTTGCCAGCGCATTCATGTAGCACAAATTCAACAACCGGAGAAATGCGCTTGACTTCCAAATCAATCCTACTTGCCAAAGATCTGGAAACATGCTGCCTGTACGTCTTGATGTAAAATGGGCTCATCGTCTTTTCTCCTTGGTCGTGGTGTCGACCTGAATACAGTATGCGCTTATCGTGCGCATGATGCAAGAATTATTTTTACTCTCTTTGGTTAGCAATAAAAAACCCGCCTGGACCGGAGGGATTCAGGCGGGCGAGTGTGGGATAGGAAGGCCGCTCGGAGGATACGGCCTCGATGGAATATTACGCCAGAAACAGGCGAAAATCAAGCGCTATTGTTGCTTCGTACCGCCCGTAACGTCATTATCTTTGCCTGAGATCCCGAGAGCCGCGAGGCCACCGGCCAACACAAAGCCAGCCGTGATGATGAGCCATTTCGGTTCGGCCACGCCGCCAGCATTGAGAGCGAGCACGAGGCCCGCCGCCGAGGATACCAGCCCGGAGGCCGACGTTTTCCAGTTCATAGATTTTACTCCACTGGCGTAATTGGCTGCAATTGCGTCAAGTCGATGGGCTGGCCGGTGATCTGCTGGTGAGCCGTCAGGGCCGCCTGGACGATCTTAATGAGTGATTGGGCTGCCACATCTGCCGCCTCCCCCACTGGGACGCCCACAAGTAGCGGCTGCGCTACTGTGGCCGCTTCCTGGATGATGGTCAGGATTTCCTGGAGCGTGTTCATGCCGTCACCCCTAGGTTTTTCAGGAGTGCCGCTACCTGCGCAACGAGCGCTTGTAGTTGCGTCTGGAGCGCCGTGGTTGATCCGGCTGCGCCGGCAGCGTGGTACGTCTTGTATGCCGCCTGCGCTGCGTTGTAGGCTGCGATTGCGGTATTGAGATCCGCTTTGAACTGCGGATAGGTCGTGATGAGGGCCTTGGCCTGGTTGAGCGATGCCTGAACGGTAATTAGCGTGTCGTAGGCGGTCGAGTCAAAAGCGTTGATCGCCCCGGGGTGCGTGGGTGCCGTCGCGGTTGTAGCGCACGCCGCGAGGATCAGCAGGAGGGCGACCGCGAGGACCGCCCCTTTCCGCTGGTGCTGCATGTTAGGCCGCCACCACGGGCGGTTTGGTTTGGCTGGGCGTCGATGCCCCGCCGGCCGCCGTCACGATCACCGCCGCCAGAGCATCCGACAGCTTGGTTACCACGTCAGACAGTGCCGCGATGTTGGCCGCCACCTGCTCGGCACTCACCCCGACGCCACCGACGATGGCATCACCCGTGCCGGTGCGAACAGGGCTAACGGTCTGCTGGCCCTCTGTGTATCCGGCCTGCCCCGCGATCACCGATCCCATGCGGATGGCATGGTCAAAGGCTTCATTGTTGTGCGCGATGCGCAGTTTCAGGGCAGCCCAAGCGCGGGCGTCTTCCTGGTTGTCGGCTAACGACTGATGCTGCAATTGCGCGGCAGAGTCGTAAGCGAGTTTCGCGTTCAAAGCGTTGATTTCCGTAAATTGCTGGGAGCTTCCAGCGCTGCAATCCGGCATGAGTATTACTCCTTTGGTGTCCAATTGGTTTCACGCGCCATCAGCCCAGCCGCCCAGTCGCTCAACGGTAGCTTTGCTTTCTTCGCCGCCGCCTTCGCTCTGCGGTATAAATCCGGGTGCAGTGGGATGTTGGCGCGCGGCCGCTTCACGGTCTTGCCGTCGCGGACGAGCTTTGCTGCTGGCATACGCGCAAATCATACCATGATGTGCGCACGTGCGCACTATAAATCTTCGCCGAACAGCACCGCGAAATTATGGAGCGCTTGCGAGGATGTGACGAACTGTGGGCCGATGGCGCGTATCCACTCATCACGATCCGTATCCCGCATGGCATCGTAGTCTATACGCACGGCCTTGAGCGCCCGGAATCGTCTCGTTCTCTGCGTGCGTGTGCGGTCTATCCGAGGTAGCGATACCACGCCTGCACTGCGTCGGTTGCTGTGATTGGCAGCGATAGCAAATTCCCCTTGACAATGAAATCTTTTCCGGCCTGCTGAACAATCCCGTTGAGCGTGAGAATTAGGCTGAGTGGTGGCTGTGGAGCGTGAGCAAGAACTAATGCGCCGGTGGCCGCCAGCCGCGCCGGAACTTCGGCGTCGGCAAACATCACCACGGGAGCCGCCTGGAAGAACGCCGCGAGAAATCCACGCCTGCGCATGACGCTATTGTACTATTTGCTGAGGCCGTAAATGCGAATTGTGCCCGCCGTGATATTGCCAGCGCTTGCGATGATACGAATCGCGTTGATCGCCGTCAGGCTCTTGTGAAATCCTCCCCACGAAATCATATGCATGACGGAAGCGCCAGAGTACGGGTTTGCCACAAGCCCCACCATTTGCGGAAACAAAGAGGTCGCAGCCGGATTATACAGCCGGAATGTTCCTACCCAAGATAAATCGGTAGCGGGTGTCGTGGCAGAGGCAAACCAATTCATGATAGTGTCGCCGGCGCTCGATTGGCCGCCAGCGCCCGTAGTGTCGGCAAAGCACGCCTGCCATGCGTAGTTCGATCCCGTGTCCCACGCACCGCCAGAATTTGCCGAGGTCTGAAATCCGACCGTACCGGACGATCCGTTAATCAGGCCGGAGACTTCGATCAGATACTCGTCAAAGTCGGCCTGAAACGTGTTCCCGCTCTGCCCGGAGGCGTTGCGCGTGGTGCAGGGGATATTAGACGTGGAGCCACCCGCCGTCTCCGTCTCCAGCAGCACTAGCCCAGACGCACCACCGCCACCCGTCGCAGCAATTGTGATTGCGCCGCCGCCGCCGTCCGTGATTGTGACGTTGGTGCCTGCGATGAGATTCAGCACCACCTGAGAGGCGTTCGGCGTGCCGTTGGTTTCGAGGTTGATACCAGCGGTGGGCACGTAGCCCGAGGTCTGATCTCCTGAGGTCTGCCACGTGACGTTTGTGTTCCCACCTGGAGCAGCCGGGGTCGTGTTGTTAAAATTGATAATCGACATTTAAATGAAACTCCCATTGATCTGGATTTCAGTTTGTCCGCGCCAAACCTCAACCCCGTTGATCTGAATTATATTGAGCGTCGTAATGCCATTGACCTGAATGTCATCGGATGGGGTCTGCCAGATCGTATCGTAATTTGTGCCGCTGTTCTTGGTCAGAACTTCGCCCGCAGTTCCACCGCTAGGCACAAGCTGCCCTGCCGCGCCCGCCTCTGCATTGCCGCTGGCGTCATAGATCAGTGGGCCTCCCGAGGTCGCCGCGCCCGTCGCACTCACAAGCTCCGTCGTGTTGCCTGTCCGCGTGCCGCTCTTGATATCCGCGCCGCCGTTGCCCACCACTGGCATATTCGCGGTGAGTCCACCTGTCGTATGCGTGACTGTGCCTTGCGGATTTCCAATCACGTTGACTGGCGGCTGCGGTGGAGAGATGACACTATTCGTGATGGCGTAGAACGTGTCGGGACTGCTCTGATTGGCCCATTCCGTCGCAATGGTATTTGCGTCCTTGACTATTTGCGTCATGCGCGTTTCGGCCAGCGCGCCATCGTAGGGCTGGCCCACGGAAACGCCGAACGGAGATCCCAGGAGCACCGGAGCCGAGCCCATCGCGTTGTTTTGGCCGAAGCCGAGAGATCCGCCGTCTACGCCATCTACATAGATTTTTACGTCTGATGCGCTCTGCGTGACCGTGAGCCGGTGCCAGTTGCCGTCGTTGATCTGGATTCCGTTGTACTGGACATTATTCACGCCACCGTTGTAATTCAGATAACCGACACCGAAACCCGGCTGGTGTCCAAAAACTCCGTCGTTGTGTCCGGTGACGGCGAAGCCATGACCGAAGCTCGTAGTATGCGCCGCGGTGACGAAGACGACTTGATCCGCGCTGGCGAAGTTGACGGAAGTCGTGTTGATCCAGCATTCGATAGTGCCGTTGAAATTCGAGAATCCGAAACCGTCGAACAGTGACGGCAATGCGATTCCCTCACCGGGAGAAGACGGGGCCGAAAAGAACTGCGCCAGCCCAAACGGTCCATCGGTCACGGTGGGATAGCCGCTGCCAGCCGATCCAGTGGAAGCGTTGGCATATTTGGTCGAGTCATTGTACGGCGCGCCGGATTCTCCAAGATGGTAGACGCCGTGATAGTTCGGATTCGGAGTGCCGCTCACATCGGCATAGGGTGACCATGTATCAGCCGGATTCGCGAGAGAAACGGAAATTGACGGCGAGCCGTACAGAATGTAGATGACGGTATCGACAGTCGATGAAAGAGTCGGGATGCGCACCCAGGCCGCAATCTGGCCGGAAGCGCCGTCATAGAATCCCAGGTCGAAGTCTAGCAGCCCGGTTTGATCCGTGGTGGTGGAAAAGAAAATATCAGAGCCGTCAGAATAGTTCACCCCGCCGCCGGCCGCGATGGTCTTCAGAAATTCGTAAACGCCGATGAATCCGAAAATGAAATCCGTTTTATCGCCGCCCACCACTTTTGTATGGTCGATAGTGATGGTGTTCTCTGCGCTGTAGACGGGTGGCGTTGGAGTCGTCAGGCTCAAGGTCGCCTGCCCGCGGTTGATGAACTTGGCCCAAGCGGTAATCTGGTCTCCGATGTTCGCTCCACCGATGGCGACGTAATTCCAGGTGATGATGTTCTGCACCGTCACCATATTGATTGACGCGATGAGGAATACGCCGCTGATGCCTGTGCTTGCAAGTTTGATCGTCTGGAATTGTCCGACCTTCAGGCCGGGGCGAATTGTCGAAAGTGGAATCTGCTGCGGAATCGTGCCGAATTCCGCCGCCAGAGTCTCGCAATAATTGAGCAAATCGGCCTGGTCAATCGGCTGTGAAAACGTCGTGGAACTCTGATACAGCGCGCCGGTCCCCTCCACAATCGCCCGCTCTGCCAGTCCTTCGGCGTTCACTGCCACGCCTACCGCCGGCTGCGAAAGTTGGTAAGCAACGGACATCTGAACGCCAGCGCCGAGCGGTGCGTCTCCGGCGTCCTGAGAAAACACAGAGGACCCCTGCGACCAATACCACTGCTTGCCTGTATCCACGTTCAGGACGCCTACGGTCTGCGCGGTGATCCCGATAGTGGCCGATGGTGCGGAGACTGCCGCCGATGGCAGATTAAAGCTCTTGGTGGTGCCGTCTCCGATAAAAATAACGGTGGTGAAATTCCCTAGGAACTCCGACGCCACCACGTAACACTGATTGGAATACTGGTTCGCCGATTGCGCCGTGCTCGATGCCAGCAGAGCATTCCCCGCGCTCCCCATTGTGTCGTCAACGTCCCACGGGGCCGCCGTCACCGTTTGCTCTGAGAGATGGATTGTGCGCCAAGCGTCGGTGTACCAGAAATAGACCTTCGTGGGGTCGGCTGAATTCATCTGCGAAACAAGCTGGTTCAAGAGGTCGATGATGTACGATCCGGCCGGGACGCCGAAGTCAATCACCGGGAGCCCGGACACCAGCGGAGACGTGCTGATCGGCGGCACGTCGTTTTCAAATGCGATCCCCTCATCGTTGAGGTTGGTCACCACAACGAGATTCATGATTACACCAGCGTCCATCTGCGTGTACTTCGTGGCGCGTTCTGGCTGAACGATGCGCCGCGAGGCGATGGAATCCCAGGAGCGGCATTGAGCCGAGAATGAGAACGGATAGCCGAGATTGGCGTTCGCGGGCGCGGTCAATCCGCTACCACCAGACGGCCCGCTGCCCGATGTGCTCATCTGGTTTGAGACGTTCAGAATGTCAATCAGCCCACCAAAGACGGCGGTATTGTCGGCAAAGTCCGGGTCGTCACTGGTGAGCAAAACCGGCTGGCCTTTGCAAATCACCTGGTTGCGGACGAAATAATCATAGCCCTGCAAGGGATTGTCGAGCGTGGCGAATTGCAAGGCGTCATTGGTGCCCGGTGCGATGGTGGACGAGAACTGAATCGAGTCCATCACGCAAACGCACTTGCGATAGACGGCCACGTTATTGACGCCGGAATTATAGAAGCTGGTTGGCGGCGCATCAGTCAGCGTCACGTGAGAAGGCGACACGTACGCCGCGATGGTGGTGACGAAGGTTGAGCCGGGAATCCCGTAGATGCCCGGAGTCAGTGGGTCCACGGGGCCCGCCCCGACGATGGCGATGGGGCAGCCCACATCCGCCGCGGTGAATTGCACAGCCGAAGTCGCGCCGGGAAGAATCGGGAAAACGCAGAGGTCCAGAGTTGTGCTGGAGGCCGTTGCCCGTCCCGCGCCCCAAGTGCCGATCCAGAGGTGGAGCGAATCGGCGCGATAGGTTGGAGAAAATCCGCTCATCAGAACCGCGCCCCCGCCGTGCGGAGTGCCTGAGTGACGGCCGCCTGCACCATGTCAGGGCTTGCGCTGCTGAAGTTCGCGCCCTGGAAGTTGAAGACCAACGGAGTGTTTCCGCCGTTGTTGTTGTAGCTGGTTGTGGTTCCCACAACGTTTGTTCCGCCGCCTGTCCCGGCTACGCCATAGCCCAGCACCACGCCAGTACCGGCAATCGCGGTGGTCGCTCCTACAACGTTCTTGGCGACCGTGGCCGCAACGGTGGCCGTGGTCAACTGGGTTACCGATGACGTTAGATTCGTCATGGCTCCCAGGACGTTCGTGCTTGCCGTCGCTGATCCCTGAGCCGCCGTGGTTGATGCCGCCGTAGCGGTTGTGAGTGAGTTCGTGGCTGATGTATTGGCCCCCGTCGCAGCGTTGGCGGCGTTGACGGCGGTGTACAGTGCGTCGTTGGCCATTGCCGCCATCGCGGTTGCCGCGTTGAGTTGGTCCAGAGAGTCCGTGCCCGCATCGTAGGCAGTAATGACTTTTTGTACGTTGGCTTCGGCGGCGTCAAAAGCCGCTTGGAGAAAAGCTATCTGCGACTGTACGTCCGTGGTGCCTGTGTCCGTGCTGGTAGAGCCTACTGTCGAACCTCCTGCGGCAATCTGCGCATTCAGTCCGGCCAGTCCAGCCTGGACGCTGGCAGGCCCCATCACAACCGCCGAGTTGGAAGATCCGCTGGCCGATCCAGGGAACTGGCCGCCGCTCGAAGTGGTATACGATCCGCTCTTGATAAGTCCCGCCGCGATGAGCGATTCCAACTGAGTCGCCGTGTAAACGCCCGCTGATGCCTGCTGCTGGTAGTACGCGCCCCAATTGATGAGCGGGGTACCGGCGCTGGTGGGATTCGCCGCCTCGGTGTTATAAATCGCGCTGCCAGGATTCGCCGAGAACTGACCAGGCATGAGCGATGTGTGACCGTTTACCTGCTGCTGGCCTCCGATAGTGACCGTTCCGAGGCTCTGTTCGTAGGCAGAATCGAAAGCCGCGAAGGTGGACTGAATCGCAGCGGTCAAGCTGAATAACTGATTGATGGCTTTGCCGCACGCCGCTGCAACCCAATCAATACCAGCCGCCGCCGCATTCGCCGCTGATGGGGTCTGTGAAAGGGCCGTGTTGAGTTCGTTCTGTAGCGTGGTGACTTCGCGCTGCGCGGCCTGTACCTTCCCCGCCAGCGTAGGATCGTTAGCGTATGCGTTTTTAACGTCCTCCAGTTTTTGTTTGGCAATGGCAAGCTGAACACTCAAAAGCGAGTAGTCATCCGTTGCTTCTGAAGTTTTGGCACCCGCCGCAGCTTCAGCGTCGTTCAAGTTCTCCTGCGCTTTTGTTACCGCATTCTGCGCTTTTTCGTAGTCCGAAAGTTTCTTAGTTCCACCCACATATTCGGCGTGGACTACCAGTAAATTGTTAACGGCGTCTTCGTAATCCAGGGTGAGTTTTTCTGTCCCGGTAGAAAGGCCAATGGAAGCGTCACGCGCTGCCTGAATGTAATCGGACAGCGTTAATAATTTGTTTCCCAGTTCGTCGGTGGGGCTCTCTGCCGCCGCAGTCATCTCCTTCATGGCCTGCAACTGCGCGATCATTCCAACCAGCGCACTTTTTACCGGACCGTCAGCCGTCTGCGCCTGCTTTTCAAATTTAGTAATCAGCGAGTCGATTTCCGACTCCAGCTTTTTCCCCTCTGCCCCACCAGCCGAAAGGGAAGCAATGTACGCCTTGAAGCTGGCTGGTACCTTGTCCAACATAACAGCAACATTGGCTGCATCCGTGGCGATTTCCTGCTGGTCTTTTGCTGCTTGCTGGGCTGCGTCGTGGCCTCCTTGGAGCGCGATATTGTACGCTTTTTGCGCCGCTTCAAGAGCGTTATCTGCGGCCAAAAGTTTATCCGACTGACCGGCTTGCGAGACGCCAGCCGCAGTTAGCTTATCTACTGCGTCCTGTGCCTCTTTGACGGCGTTTTTTAGCAGGGAAAGTTTGTCGGTGTGTGCCTGCGCGTCAGCCGCAGCTTGCGCCATTGGCGGATGGAGGTTGGTATACGACACCTCCATATCACGGAGGCCCTGCATGAACTGTTGTAATGTGATTTGGCCGCTGGCGTATTGCGCCTTGAGGTCTGAAATATCCAGACCTTGCCGAGCCATCGTGATTTCGAGAACGCCGAGCGACTTATCTAGTTCCGCGTTCTGCGCGACAACTCCCGCTTCGGCTTCCTGTAGTTGCTTCCATGCGCCATACGCAGACGCCAACGCAACAGCCAGTGCTCCATATAAGCCTAGCCGTAACCCAATCGAAGAAGCGATACTCGTGGTGGCCGTCGCTGTTGCGGCTGCACCGGCCTCCTCTGCCGCAACTACTTGCCCTTGAGCAACAGCAAGCGCTTCGGCGGGGGCCACTGCTGAAGCTTGCGCCACTGCCAGAGCACCAGTTTCAGTCGTTGCCTCGATCGATGTAATCCCAAGGGACACTAGCAGGGTGTTGAGCCCAGTAATCCCAAGTCCCACTGCTGCAAAGGCTGCTGACAATGGAATCGTGGCAGCAGCTAACGCGCCAACGCCAACAACCACCTCTTGTACGGGTCCAGGAAGCGATTTGAACGCCTCCATTACGTTTGAGATAAATGGAATGATGTCCGATTCTGTAATCGAAGCAAGATCTTTTAGGAATGGCAGGATCGCGTTTCCTGCCTGAATCATCACCGATTCCCATTCGTTCCCGAGAACGGTTATCAGCCCTTGGAATGTGCTGTCTTTGACCTTCTGCGCTACTCCATCGAGATTGGATAACGCCAGTTCCAAGACTTCGGTGCGCTGACTGGCGGTGTCCATCGCCTTGAACAGTCCGGTGACGTTCTGCGCCGTGGCGTCCGTGGTGCTGGTGACTTTGTTGTAGGCGTCCGCAAGTTGCGTCAGGTTTACGCCCAGCGATGCGATACTCCGCGCCATGATGACGCCCGTACCAGCCGCCCGGGTGAACGCGTCCGAAGCCGCGTCAATGCTCTTGCCGGAGACTGCCGCACCATCCGCGATATGTCCAAGGATCTCTGCCACGTCCGCAGCAGGCCCAAGCATCTGCTGCATTCGCGTGGCGGCCGTCAGGATGGCGGGGAACGAAAGCGCGTCTTTGTTGGCGACTTCTTCCAGTGCGGAAATAGTCGCTGTTGCCTGTGCCGCACTTCCATCAATTGCAGTAAATGCAATATTCGCATGCGTAACGGCGTCTGATGCGTTTAGTGCTTCGAGTGCGAATTCCTTCAAGGCTTCCGTGACAATAAGGGCCTCACCGATGAGGGTGAGTTTCTCTGCCATGTCCGCGAATTTGTTGGATGATTCCGCCGCCGATTCGCCGGCCTGCGTGGTAGAGGTAGAGACCTGTTCGACATTGGTAGATGCGGTGGTAGCCGATGCGCCTGTGGCCGCGAGGGAGTCTCCTAGATCGGCAACACCCGACGCCGCACCGGAGGCCGCTGCGCTGGCATCACCCGCACTCTGCGCCGCCTTCTGTAGTGCGTCGTCAAAATCAGCAATGCCGGTTGCGCTGCCGGCGAACGCCTGCCCCACGGCCGCGCCCGCTTGCGTGGCCTGATTCTGGATGTCCGTGAACGCCGTTAGTACGTCGGAGTAATCCGCCCCGATGGAGATATTTACGCCGCCGATATTCTCGCCTTCAGCCATTGGCCTTCCTTCTTTCCCGGCGTTCTACGAGTCGGAGTTTGGTTTGTTCCACCTTGCGATTATGCGCCCGCGCCTTCTGTTCCAGCAGATATGTCTCATTGCGCGCAAGTTGGGCCCTCTCTTCCTGGGTGAGCGGCGGCGCAATCCCACGGCCCTGCAAATAGACGGCGTAGAGCGCGGCGTGCTCCCGGTCGGTGAGGTGCCAGAGATCCTTTTCTGGCAGCCCTAGACCGTCTTTCGACACGCCGAACGCCCACACCTTGAGCCAGTATTGCTCGTCTAGTTTTACAGGCCCGCTTATTGAGGAATCACCGCGCCTGTCTGCAATTCCTCTTTGGCTTTTCCCAGGGCTTGCTCAATCACCGCGTCAACTTCCGCGAACTGCGAGAGCGGAAGTATCTGCGCCCATTTTGCCATTCCGGGAGCCTGCGCGGGGTCCGGGTAGTTCTCGCTGACGGCCACGGCAAATAGCCGCAAACGTTGTGCGATGTATCCTGGATCGGAACGCGTTAGAAGATGGTCTAGTGATACGCCCTGTAAAGACAGGAGCATTTGCGCATAGAGCGAAAAGCGGACGATAAGCAACTTACCATCCGCCGTGATGGTGGGGTAGTCGATGCCGGTCATGATGTCAGCCCTTAATCGACCGTGATGCTGTCGTCAATCGAGATGGTCAACGAGGCATTCAATTCTTTTCCGATGTCGGCCTTCGGGGTGAACTTGGTCAACCAGCCAGAAAACAACCAGTTGGTTCCGTCCGGCCATTCCACCTTCCAGGAACGCAGTACAGGCGGCGCCTGGAGGATCAGCGCAAAGAGTTCCTGGTCCTGTGTCTGGTCAGGTTCCCAAAACAGCATAGCGTTCAGGTCGCCGGACTTCAGTAATGTTGCCAGGGTGCGGTGAGCCGTGCTGGTCTGGTTGGATACGTCAACCACGTCAACGGCGACACCGGCAAAGTCGATATTGCCGAGGCGTCCGATGGAGGTCGAAAAGACAGAGGGGCTGATGTCAGTGCCCAGGAAAAGCTGGGTATTTGCGGATGCAATTGCGGGAGTCGGTAGAGCAGGCATGTCAATTTATCCTTTGTTGGTTGTCAGATCAGGTCCAGATTGAAGACCTTCACGTCGATTGAATTAACTGGGACTGGCGGTTTTAACTGAACTTCCAGCCCCGGACGAATGTTCAAAACAAAATTGGGAGACTGCCCCGGCGTCAACGTTGGGTCGCAAAATGAGACCGTGCCGAGCCATGCCGCGATAGCAGCCGTAGCCTGGTCAACGGTGTCCACGTTCGCACAGAGCACGTCGATCTGAAAGCGCACGTTGTTGAGGCGGTTCATCCCCTCTTGGGTGTAGTAGGGAACCTGCGAGACTTGCCGGACCCGCGCAGTGCATGGGTACGGAACGCCGCTGTTGGGCAGCGCAGACGGCGGAAGCTGGAGGTGATACCACCGGAACGGCGAAGTCCCGAAGAACCCGCGCAGCACCGAATCCGCCGATGCCAGCGTCCGCAGTTTGGTTTCCGCCGTCATACGGTCACCACCATGACCTCAACGCGCGTCATTTGGCTCTGGCTGTCTGCTTCAACCCCGCATATATCGTTGTTGTCGTAAATCTGACCATTGAGGATCATCCGACCGCCGAACCTCCAGCACGCCTCCACCGCTGGATAATACCCATCCATCAAGACGTGGCTCTTGTTTGAAAACGTGTCCTGAGAAACGGCCTTCTGTTGGGTCGCCTGGATATTCCCACCTGCGCCTCCACTGGGAGCCGCCATCACATTCACGTCAATCAATCCTGAAATATTGACGTAGTTTCCATCGGGCGTACCATTCGCAGTGAGGAGACCAGATGGATTCTGAAAGGTAGCCAGCGCGTGGATAAGTCCCGTAGCGCGCGCCGCGGGCATCACCCCGGCGATTGCAAGCGCTATGGCATTCTGATTCATTTGGGATTTATAGACTTAACTACACCGGGTTGATCGAAACACTCACGGACTGGTTCGCCCCAGCCTTCGTGTCCCAATCACTGAATCCCATGTGCCCGTAGGCGCTTACGGCCACAGTTCTTACCGGGTCAAACGTTGATAGGCACTGGTCAATGCTATCACGCAGCATTTCGACAGTGCGGCGTTCACCGTCATCGTTGAGTCCGGCTGGTTTTTCCGCAAGCGGACCTTTAAACTGCTCATCAAGACGGCCTCGAACCTCTGCCGGGGTTCCCGTCGCACTTACACTCCAACTCATTTGTTTTCAATCTCCTTTTCTGTTTGTGTAGTCATGTATATAATTCCCATTCATTTCACCTTTCCTTGATCGAGGAAGATCATGCGATTCCACCGCCGCCCGTCTGCCGCTGCAACTGCGCGATCCACCGATCACGGAATGCCCACGAGGTATTGACTTGCTCCGCGATGGCGAAGGCTCCCGAGTTGTCATCCATGTCGAGGTAGTCTTGAGCCACCGCGCGAAGCGCCGCCGATGCCTTGTCTGGCGAGAGTTTCACGTCCAAGAGTTGCGTCACCGCCGCCAGCCGTGCGTTGTTGCCGGACAGCGTCCGCAGCGCCAGCGCCGCGGCACGGTAGATATTCGATGGCGTGGCGGGAAGGTTCATCAATCCACCAGGACCGGAGAAAAACATCGAGCTTTGCCACTGCATCGCATTGATGCTGTAGAAGGCCAGGATCTCCGAATTCTGAAAGATGAATACAGGCGGGGAACCGTCCGACCCGGTATCAGGGATCAGCAGGCGAACGTAGTCGATGCCGTTCTGTGTGCCATCGCAGAAGTTGTAGGAGGCCGACATAATCCCTGAAACCAGAAACGCCGGGGCCGTTGCCAGCCCCGGCGCGCGTTCTCTTACCCACACCGCAAATGCGCGGCTACAGTTTCCCCACAGTGGAGACTAGGAACCGGAGCCGTTCGAACCGACCCAGGAGCGGCCGTCAATGGCGCTTCCGCCCATGACGCCCATGATTTTCAAATTCTGGTTGTTGCTCCAGAAGTTCCCCATCGTCGGATCGGGGCCGCCGCCCATACGCGCGGTGGTCGGGATCTCGGTGAACAACTGAGGCTCCTTGAAGCCGGTCAGGGTGCCGAACTCCACACCGGGCCGTTCCTGCGAACGCGGGTCGCAAACCAGGAACCACGAGTGCGGGTTGTTGGTCGCTACCAGCGTCAGGTACGGGTCGTAGATCAGGGTCAAATTCTCCATCGCCCAATTCTTGACGCGGAGCATTTGGCCGGTCTGTGCCGAGCCGGGGACGCCACCTTGCAGGGTGGTGAAGTTTTCGAGAGCGTTCGCCAGGTTCTTGGCGGTGCCGTAATCGCTGTCACCGTACACCAGGTACATCGGGCCGCCAATCATAATGGGGTCGCCGGTCGCATCCAACTGACCCGCGAGGAGGTTGTATGCCTCGACAAGCGATTGAATGGTCAGGCGGGGGTTGCTCGAGCTTGCGCCGTTGGCCGTGATCAACTGGTTGTGGTAGCCGCTCTGGAAGAGAGGCTGAGACGCGGAGGTGTTCGGGCCGTTGATATCGGCGTAGAGTTGCGTGATGAACTTCGCGATACCGCGGTTGCCCTTGATCGCCAGCCGGCGCGGGACGTCGCGGAAGATGCCGAGGTCATCACCGACGAACGCCGCCCAGTTGATCGAAGCGCTGGACTGATAGAGCAGCGGCGAATAGGTGACAGCAGCCGTCGATGTCGCAGGCGTCGGAGGAATGGCTCCATTCTGCGGGGCCGGACCCAACATGGCCTGTTGAGGCGGGGGCGCGCCGGGGTCGCTGCCGGTGTACGGGGTCACCAGACCGTCGTACATGTAGCGCTTCACTTGACGGAAGTCGCGGAGGTCCTTTTCCATCACCACAGGCATATTGGTGATGGGCCACGCGGCGAAGTTGCCGTAGTACAGCCGGTCGATCACATCGGCATAGAGTGCCTGGTAATCGGTGACGGCCATCGTTTCGCGCAGCCCCATGTGTCGCCCATTGACCGAGAACACATTCGGATAGGTCTGGCGCAGATGCTCAACCAGAACCGGGTTGCGAGGCGCGAGAGCTTCCCGCCAGAACACGGGGTCCAGCCGTCCACCAATCACGTCATTGAGCAGCACCGCCGCTTCGTTGACGCGCCGGGTATGCTGTGCCGTGGCTTGACGGGCCGCACGCTGGTAGCCTTGCGCGTGAGACGCGAGAGCATCACCGCTCCACTCGGGAAGCGTGGTTGCGAAGTCCATTCCGCCGCCGCCGCGCGGGATGCCGCCGTGCTGGTCTTGGCCGGGGGCGAATTCGGGAGATCCAATTTTGAACATTTTCATTTTCTCCTTAGTTGGACGGCAACAGCCGGACTGGTGTAGCAGTGTTCGTTGCGCCGGAACTCACACCAGGTCCAGACGGGTCGATAAAGCCAAACGGCGTATCGGTCGTGGTGCCAGTGATAAGCAGACCGGTGGTAACGTTGGTCGCAGTGTCAAGCGTGCCGGACGCATAGAGTTTGTCGCCGGGGTTGATTGCCTCCGGCGTGTAGGGCGAATGGCTCGAAGATCCAACGACCGTCAATGTGAAAGTCCCACCGAAGTAGAACGTTGCGCCGCCGCTGTTCGCCTGGTAGTCGTTCAGAGCCACGGCGGGCTCAACGCCTACGAGAACCGCATCGCCAGCCTTGACCGTCGACGGGCAGGTAACGAACCGCGCTCCAGTAGGCGGTCCAGCATAAAGTTGGTTTTTCATTTTAGTTGGCCCGTCCTTTCATGGCGCGCTCCAGAACTGCCTTGTCGCCAGTGTTTCCGATTAGACCGCCCCAGGCTTCAGCGAAGCGCTGCTCGTTGGCTGTTTCCGCTTCCTTCGCCGCCGCACGGTCAGCTTCGGTGATTTCCACCGGGGCCGCTGCGCCCATGCCCGTAACGCGCGGAGTTGCGCCGATGGCCGAACCGAAGCGCTTCGCTTCGTTGTTGACCGACTCGGTGAACTTCGCCGTGTCGAGGGCTCCGTCTTTCATTGGAAGCGATTCCTTCAGAACCGTCTCGATGATGTACTCTTTGGCCGCGTCCGGCAGTGCGACGTCTCGCAGAATGCGGGCGCCCTCCTGGATGGCATCGCGGCGCGTTTCTCGATTGGACAGCCGCGCTACACTCTCGCGCAGCAATTTCATTTCTTCCGCATCCATGCTGTTCTCCTCTTTTTGGTTTGCGGCGCGCGCCGCCTCAGTCAAAATCATTCCGCCTGCGCCCGCCCGCGTCACCACGTCGACGCTCTCCGCGCTCGTGAGCTTTCCGAGAACCGGAAGCCCTTCCTTCTGGACGATGCGGCCGGACTCCATCGCGGCGTCACCGTTGGCTCGAATCGACATTCCCGAGTAGGAAGCCTTAGCCTTGATGAGTGGCGCAATGTCCGGGGCGAAAGCAGCCTTGGCGTACAAACCAGGACCGTGCTTATCGCTCTCTTTCCAGTAGGCATCGGATGCCAGCGCGCCGGCCAGTTTGTGCCAATCGCCCTCCGGCCGTGCCGCCTCTTCCGCTTTGGTGGCGTGGTTGATGTAGATCTGCGTTCCTTTGGCGAATACCTTGGGGCCGTCCCGCTTCAAAACTTCAGCGGGGTAGAACGCGCGCGAACCGCGCCCGGGTGCGATGAGCTTGATTTCCATCTCCGCGCCCGCCGCCGATTCGATCAACTCCAGCGCTTCGTCTGTCGCGCGAGTCGTGGTCTCGGAGAGCTTCAGCGTTCCAGTGGTTTCGGTCGCTGCGGATTCCTTCGCGTCGGTCTTGTCCTGCCACGCCTTCGGCAGTTCCGATGTCCAGCCCTTTTCCTTGGCGATGCGGATGATGTTCTTTTTTATGACGTCGGTCGAGTAGTTGCCCGAGCCCGCGCGCCCAATACTCGAAGCTGCGGCCGCGACATCTTCTGCCTTCAGAATTGGGAACGATTTCCCCTTGCCGGCGAAACTTCCAGAGCCCGCCTTGTCCCGTTCGGACTTCGGAATCATCCGTTCGACAAGTGGAACGCCGCCTTTGGTGTAGAGCTTTGCAGACTCCATCGCCGCGTAGTGGTCCGGCTCATCCATTTCCGGCTCGTAGATGGTACGCGGTACGACGTCTTCGGCTCTGTCCGCGTCAATAACGCACTTCGCCGCCGTCCCTTCGCCGCCAGAAATTTCATAGGGAGCCCGGAACACGTCGCCGTCACACGAATAGATCACGTCGCCAGATTCGCCGTCGCCTGTATGGTCGATGTAGTACGCCCATGTCCCGCTGCCCCGGTGAGCGTCTTGGATCGCATCGGAGAGCCGCGCCCGGACATCGCTGGACGTGAGCATTTCCGCTGCTTCCTGAAGTTTTTGGGCAATCACCAAGTAGCCGGATCGAAGGACAATCACGATTGGAATATAAGCGGTTTCAGTCCTATAGCAAACATTTGGAGGAAAAATGTTTTAACATTACGCTATGGCAACAGCCCAAACGCAGACCGAAGTCAAAACGAAAATGTGTACGAAGTGCGGCATCAATCCGAAGGCCGGTGGAGACTCAGACGCAAACCCGTGGTGCAAGGAATGCCGCTCGCAATACAAGCGGGATTACGACGCGGGGAACGACTGGAGAATGGAACGGAGAGGAATCCTGCGAGGGATAAACGCGATGCGCCAGCACGCCTCCTCCTACTTCGCGCAGTGGGGAGGGCGGCCCTTCATGGGTGCCGAGGTCGCCGCCTGCATCGAGTCGCTACCGGGGCCGGCTGTCGAGCCCGAAGCGAAGACCGATCAGAAGGCGTAGGTGATTGACACCTTGTCCGAGCCTGACCCGTACAGGCTGATCTTGCTCAGATCGTAGGGCACCTGCGGATTGTCGCAGCGCGGGTGCGTCAAGAACGGGACTCCGGTAGTGAGCACCTGCCCGCGAGCCGCGCCTACGTTGGCGTCTCCGTGCCGGATACTGGAGCCGCTGGCCGTCATGTTGATCCATACCGCTTTGGTCGGTGCGCTTGCGCTCGTGGCCGCTGTGCCGAGGTTGACAACCCCGTTAGGCGTGATGTCTGGAAGCGTGTAAACCTGCATGGCCCGGATTATAGCGTAGAATGGGCGCGGAGGATCAAATGACTTTAGCAATCCTGTTTTGGGTGTTGTACATCGTCGCGCTGGTGTTTGGAATTTGGTCAGGCTACACGCCAGGTCAGCCGTTTCCGTTTCGGTCGTGGGGTGGAAGCCTGCTAGAGTTCGTGCTGATCGGGATTCTAGGATGGGCTGTGTTCGGCGCGCCTGTGAAGTAGCCAGCGGGTCATATCGACCGCCCGATTCCCTCTAGCACATCGCTGAACTCGGGGAGTACCGCGCCATTCGCCTGATCGCACACGGCCCACAGGTGCAGACAGTGATTGTGAATGTTGACGTAATTCTCACGCGGCGGGTGGACGGCGTAGGCGTATCGGTCTCCCAAAAAGTCGCGCTTCACTATGCAGGCGTCTTCGTGCGATGGCGTCCACGCCTTGCGCGAGAACGACACGTGAACCCACCAAGACTCGTCAGACTTCTGGGAGCAGTCGATCAACACCCGCAGACCATTGGAGTGTCGCAGTGCGTAACCAAGACCCCATTCCTGGATAATCTCCCAACCATTCGGAGGGAACGGAAGCCCGGACGAAGCCGCGCCAACTTCCACCAACCCCGCGTCAAGCGGATGGAGCACTTTCGCCGAGGTCATACGCGCCCCAATCCACGTACCATCCAAATCGTGAGAGCAGCGAACGCCACAGCCTGAAACGGTGGGCACGGAACCAGCCAGGACAGCGCCACGAAGCGATAGACGCGAGAGCGGGTCATTTCGGTTGATCCTTTAGCAATAAACCATGAAGATCTTCGGCCCTTTCGTGAAAATCTATTCCGCCTATCACGTGGCCCCTTAATCCCTCCAACGAAGAACACAACGAAATAAACGCATCCGGTTCTGGGTGCCCGGTTTCTATAAAAGAACGCACGACCGTATCCGCATAAGATGCGACCCACAATGCGCTTTCAAGTTCTTTGACCGTAGGCGGAAATATCGGCTCATCTTCAGAGCGTTCCATTACACGCGCCCCAGACCATGCAGAATGGCATACACCACGCCCGCCACGATCAAAAGCGCCACGAAGTTAACATTGATCTTCATGCTTGTATTGTGCGCATGATTTGGAGGGAATTACAATACTAACTTTGGACAGGGCTGGCGTGCACCGACGCCAGCCCGTGAGTGATTCTACCTCAGAACGTTACCGACGCGCTACCCGGATCGGTGGGGGTTCCGTGCAGTGTGTCAATCGGCGTCTGATCGGCGAACGCGCCGAAGGCCGCCGAAAATGCCACCTGACCCGGCAACGGCGGTCCAAAGATCTCAAACGTCTGAGAGACTTCCGGCAACGGCGTGCCGCTGGCTGCATCGTTTGCGTCCATAGTCACAGTCACCACCACGCTCGCGCCCGCCGCCGGCACGACCTTGGGCACGATGGCCCCGAGGCCGGAGCCTACTGCGACGTACGCGCTGGTATAGTCATCGACCTTGAGGATTCCGGTTATCGCTGCGGGCGTGATTCCGTCCGCCGCGAACCCGTTCAAAGGAAAATTCCGCCAGTGATTCGGCAAGATTGGGATATTCATGGTACGGATAGTACCAGAGTTCCTTTTGCGGAACAATAGCCAAATCAGCGCGATTGGCGGTTCAGAGGGCATATAATGAGCCAAAACTATGAAGCCCGAGTCTATCACGCATCTGCTCTTTGCCGTTCAAATCCTCGTGGTGCTGCTCACGTGGCATCGGAGGCTGTTCGGCCTGTCCATCTCGCTTGCCGCTGGCCTGCCGATGCTCTGGTGGTCTGCGGGGCCTTCCTGGGAGTGGCGCGTCTGGCTGCCGTGCGTGCTGATCCTGATGCCCGCGCAAATCGTCGCCAGCTTGGAATCGTTCTTTCGTTGCGCGGTGGGCTACCACATTCCCATGAGAGTCAGTATCGCGCTGGCGCCCATCGCCGCGGCCTTCGCTATCGCATTTTGGGCTTGGCCCCACGGGGATGCGGTCGGTCAGGTGGTGCAGGTTGCGTGCTACCAGCGCGTACTGTGCTGGGCTTTCGTTTCGCTGGCGTGTGCTTTCTACATATCGGTGGATTTCCGTGGAGTGCTGAAGCGCGCGGAGGGAAGGTACCTGCTCTGGCTTGCCGTGTGGCTCACCACGTGGATGCTGCCATCAGTGCGGCCCGTCCCTGAGACGTGGCCGGCGTGGTTGGCCGTAACGTGGGTGCATTGGGTAAGACTTGCACTGCTGATCGGATGGCCGATGCTCAAGTTGCCAGTCGGCCCTCGATTGTTTCCAGTCGCTGACTGTGCGCGTCCAACCGTTTCTCAATGCGGCCAAGCGTCTTTAGGAGTTGATTGTACTCACCGTTTTTGACGGTGAGTCCCATTGCCGCCGTCTGGACATGGTTCGCCGCGCGCCAGATGCGATAGACCTTCAGCACCTTTTCAACGCCCGCCGCTGCTGCGCCAGCCACGGCAATAGTCTTCACCCAGTCCACCTCCACGGCTCCGAGGGGCAATTTAGTCTCCATCACCACCAGGCGGCACCTGCGGCGGCGGTTGTGGCGGAACTTGAGGCGGTGTCTGCGGCGGGTTATTCGGATCGCCGGGGTCCGGGTCCATATCGACGCGCTGTCTCATGTGCTGGATTATACCAGCAAGCGGTAAGATGGGCACATGAACTTTCGCGCGCAGTCTACGTTCAAGGCCGGAGATTTCTCACGCCTCGAAGCGCTGCTCGTCCCGAAACTGCTGGCCGGAGCGCAGGCGGCGGCGGATATCGTCTACGAGGAAAGTCAGGTACTTGTGCCAGTGGACACCGGCGAACTCCACGATACCGCGGATACATCGGTCGAGTGGACCGGCAAAACGGTTCAGGGGTACGTGGTCTACCCCGCGCCGTACGCAGCCTATGTGGAGTTCGGCACTGGCCGCCGCGGGGCTGCATCGGCTGGCGCGGGGCCGTATCCGTACTCAGAGAGTTGGGCGGGCATGGTGGCGCAACCGTATCTCCGGCCAGCCCTGGACACAACGCGTGGTCAGGTTCTCGCGGCGTTCAAAGAGGCGCTAGGAGTTTAATTCAGGTCGCCACGCGGATAGAAGGTCACATCGGGATTGCATGTACACTCGCTTGCGCCGTGGAGCATCGGACACCACTCATCGTGAGCAACCTTGACATGCGTTACTCCGGGCGTAGCCTTCCCGCACTCGTGCAGTTTTAGCAATTTCTCTAAATCGTTGCGCCGCCGTTTGATTTTGAACTGGCTCACGAACTCACCGCCAAATCCACCAGCGGAGGCAACAGCGTCAGCACCGGAACATCCGCTGGCAGCCCAGTCCAGTTCAGCACGTCCTGAAGATACGCGCTGGTGTTATTTTCTGTCGGTGGCGCCCACTGTGCGATAATCTGCCGCACCGTCTGCCCTTGCGCCACTTGTAGCCACAACTGCCGGAACAACGCCGTGGTGCCAAGGGCCTTGTTCTCAAACTGCGCGATTGGCGGCGGTGATTCAGGTGCACCAGCCGGAACCGTTGCGCCCATCTGATGAGCAAAGCGGAGGTCGCCGGGGTTGTTGCGCTTCGCTGGAATAGCATCAGGCTGAAACCATCCTTCCTGGGTGGCGATGGCACAGGCCAGCAGTTCTATCGGGTGCGTGGGTTTCATTCATCTTCCTCCGATGATTTCCTGAAATTTAGAACACATTCGCAGTTCGGATGCGCTGTCGGCTGATCGTCGCCGCTCGGGAAGTCTTCGTCAATGTCCAGCCAGCCGGCCGCTTCGTTCTCGATGCAGATGGGGCACGGGTCGCCGCTCTCTGTTTCCCAAGCCTTCTCATCCAATCCCGCGCCGCGGGCGATAGCGTCCCGGCCTTCGTTGTAGGCGTCCGCGCTTTCTGTCTGCGCGATCAGTCCTGCCCGCGTGGTGGAGAAATCCTCGAAGGTGTCCGTGATGGCCTTGGTGATTTGATCGAAGCTCCCGCCCGCGTCCCAGGCATCCGCCACGGCATCGCGCAGGCGTTGCGTGCTGGTGTCCGAGAGTTCCCCGGTCAGTTTCGTGAGCGAGTTCTCCCGCAGCCATTTGGTCGTAACGCTGTCGCTGATCGTCTCTCCGGACTTGAGCTCCTTCGCTAGTGTGGCGGCGGCACCTGCGACCGCCTCCCCGATGGCCGTGTTGAACTCGCTTTCCTCTGTGCCATTCATCGGAAATTTCAACGGGCTAAGGCTGGAGGGTATCAGCGCATCCGCGAATCGCCGTCCACCTGAAGACTTGGCCTCTCGCAGTTGTGGCGGGTGGCTCATCAGCACAACGTGGATTTTCGGTTTCACCTCGCGCAGGAACGCTTCACGCTGACGACCGAAGTAGGAGCGAAAGACCTTCGCCAGTTTCGCGCGTACCTGCTTCAGCGTCTTCTGATGGCGGGGCCGCTTCAGGCCGCGCTTGGCCGTGGCTTCCAGGAGGTCCGCGAGAGCGTTAGCCGATTCGATGATGGAAGTGAACCGGGTCATTTTCTTTTCGGAAGTTCCGTCCTGGAGATGGTTGGAAATCTTTCAGCATGGCAAGCGTCGACTACGATGTGCGTAACGCGACTAGGATCAATCACCATTCCAGGTTTGAGTTCGCGCAGCACATTCTTTAGATTCTTTATCGTAAGTGGTTTGCGTTTCATTTTCTCAGCACCGCATAGAATGGTTTGATTCTCCAGTGGCGCACGGAGCCGACCATTTCGGAGACGAAAGACAGGCCGCAGCCGTCGCACTGGAATCCTGCCATGACCTGCGCGTCGATCTTGTTTAGCGCCTTCTGGCAACACCGTCCCGCGTCTTCGTCCAGCGTGTTCAGAACTGCCGGGGCTTTCGGTTCCGGCCGGCCTATCGGCTCTCCATCCTTCTGGATCACTACGAAACGGTTGCGGATGGTGGCAACGAATGTGCCCTTGCTGGGGGCCGCTTCGAACGCCGCGTTCTGCTCTGGCGTGAATTCCAGGTACGCGTAGACCGCGCCGTCATGGAAGCGCACCAGGAAGATGTTGACGCCCTCCAGCCAGATGACTTCCGCGACGTTCGAGAATTCAACTGCGGTCAGCTTCACTTCTAATCCTTTCCAGCGCCTCTGTATATTTAGGCACGCGATCATCTGTCGTGTGGAACACTCCGTCAAACAGAAACCCGCCGCCGCAGACTACTGACCAAGCGTCAACAGGAACGCCGCCTTCAATGGATTTTATATGCCCGTCTCGGCATAATTGTGTGAAGCTATGCGTCATAGGTTTTGTGTTCATTCTAGATGTTCTCCGATGGCGTTAGCCAACCGCGCGAAGGACTCCTTCACCGCTGCCTGCACATCGCCTACCTGCGCCGGCGTTGGCTCCACTCCCGGCTGGTCCTGCAACTTCGGGATCGGCGGCGGAAGCACGTCATTCGCCCGCAGTGGGTCGTAGGCATCCGGGCCTTTCTCCGGGTACATTTTGTCTACAATCTCTTCCGCCTGCTCCACGCCGAGTTGCTTCATGAGCCACAGGACGCCGGTCTTCTCGTCAATGCCAACTACCTGACCTCCCTTGTTGTCCAGCGTCATAGCCTCAACGCAGGCTTTCACCAACACCGCCATGTCGCCCTCGCGGATGGCAGGGAACATCACCTGGATGTCGATCTCGGTATCGGATTGCTTGGCCTCCGCAAATCCCCAGTACCGAACGCCGCCCGGTGCCGTGCAGAGTTTCCGCTCTGCCGCCCGGATCGTGATAGCCGAAGGCTCCGCGCAGGACTCGCGCAACTTGCCGCCCGGTGCCCGCAGCGACCGCTTGAGCATGAATCCAAAAATAATCGTCAGGTCCTCGATCCATTCTTCCTGGATGGACAGGAACACCGTCTCCGTGGGCCGGTCAAGGCTCGTGGCCGTCGCCAGGTTGCCGGTGCTCACGTCTCCGAGAAACGTTTCAGGCATCCCCAGCACCATGCAGCACATGAGCTTGTATTGGCGGACGTCTTCGGGGCTGAACGTTGCGCCTTGGACTTTGAATGCGTCGAGCTTCGTGCCAGGGCCACTGATCCACGAAGACCCGGCGACCGCTGGGGGGTTGGAATCCCACGCCTGCTGTCCGGGTCCTACTGTGGTCTCCATCTGCTGTTTAATGCCCTCGATGGCCTGCTGACCGCCCTTGGTCGTGATGTTGAAGGCGAATTGAGAGAGGGACTGGCGCACGCTGGCGCAGGCTTCGAGGAACCGCCGCGCTTCTTTCGCCCAGTCGACCATTGGATACATACGCGGGCATCCAAACAGCCACTTGCCAACCGTGCCGATCTTGCGGTGGTAGACCGGGGTGTCCCACATGACCGGATCTCCCGCGATGGTCATCAGTTTTTCTGTGGGCTCGAAGTCGATGGCTGGATACCATGCCTTGCGCGATATCGTGCGCCGCGTCCCGTCCGGCTGATTCGCGCGTTCTGTCCATTCGCGCTTATAGTATTGTGGGGTGTCGGAGTCTTCCGGGTCCGTCCAAATGTCCTGAATCTCCGTCGCGTCGATGGTCCGCAACGTCACCTTGCCTGTTCCCGGGTCCGTGAAGAATACCCAAAACATATTGCCGTCGTGATCCTTCGCCCGCTGCTGTGCCGTCATCGCCACATGGCCCAGGACCTTCTGGTTTCGGCGGATGAAGTCTTTGATTTCCTCGTTGGCGTTTTCGTCGTTCGTCGTGACGTCGTAGCCGCGAGCAAAGGTGTACTCCGCTCGTACGTCGATAAGCCGCCGCGGAATCGGGTTCTTGAGGTAATACAGCCGGCAGATGAGGATTATCTGCTGGATGCCCCATCGGGTGAATTCCAGCCAGGAGTAGTTAATTTCTCGCTGCCAGTTGACGTTCTGGAGCAGCAACTCGTACATGCCTTGCGCGCCAAGCGGAGCCACGTCACTGACCGGACCGGCCTCCTGGAGGTTCAGCGCCTCTCGCAGTGGCTTGGACGCGTGAGCGATGGCTTGGACGTCACCAGCCTGCCACGGGCCGGGGCCGCACATGCACTGCGCCTCCAGCATCTCCGAGAGGAACCGACGCGCGCTGTCGAGTTCGGCGGCTTCGCGGTTCTGCTTCTCTGCCAAGGCATTCGACAGGACCGCATTCTCCCGCTTCAGGCGGTAGTTGGTGGTCTGGTAGGCGTTCGCTTCACGGATGGTTTGGGAGAGTTGCGCGGCGGGTTCAGGCTTGCGCGAGAAAGGATTTCTCATGCCCGCAAGTTTACCACCGCTTACATGTCATTGATCAACTCGTATACCACAAGCCCAGTATCGTGGTTGCGGATGGACGTCTTGATCGTGAATCCAGCGTCCCTAAGTTCCTTCAGCCTAGCGCCAAAACGTAAGCCGCCGATTCTTGAAAGCTCCCCGTTGGTTGCAGGTCCAGCCGTCAATCTTTCAATGATCTTCGCCTTATGTCCGGCCAGCCGGGGAGAGTTGGGATCGAATCGTATCCGCATTTGCGTTGGCTCGCTCATAGACTTACGTTATCGAAATCCCCAAATACTCTGCGGCTTCCCGAATATCATCAACGATCTGCTGGAGGTGCTGCCCTTTACAGATCAACACGCACGGGCCGATAGTCTCTTTTAGAATATCTATGCCTCCGTCATCAATTTTGAATTTAGCACCTGTGATGATAATGGCCACCTCATTGGTCAAGGGAAGAACTGTAATCGACTGCTTCACTTGATCCCCAGTTCTAGGCTCCCCATCGGGCCAAACTTCTGGAAGTATCCTCATGGTCTCGCCGTCCCTGTGTCAGGCCACTCGTGCAGGTCTTCCGGCCTCCACAAGAAGCCCTCCGGAAACTTCTCGTCGTAATGCGTGCCCCATCCGCGCTTGTGCTCTTCATGGCAACGCCGCTCGATGCGGGTCTCCAGTTTGCGCCGCGCCTGATCTGGGGTACGGAAGGGATAGTGCTTCATGACGAACTTCTCAGGCGACAAGCGGCAACCATTGAACGTCACCCGGTGCCCTCCGTCTGCCAGCTTTACCGGCTGTCCGGTGTTCTTCCACAACTTCCGATTCGGCAGGCGGCAAATGCAGTCCGTCTCGTTGTAGTAGCGGAAGTACTTCTCAGGGTCGCCATGCCAGCCCGCGTCGGTGCAGAAGAACGCGAACACCCGGAAGTCGATAGCGTTGAATCCTTCGGCGTCCAGCCGCTCCACGCCTTGCAGGAGCGTTTCTCCGTCGCGCGAGGATCTGCGCCACTCGTCCGCGTCGGTATAAAGAATCCAATCGGCGTCGGAATGCGCGGCGAGTTCTTCAATGCGGTGGAGGATGTCAGCACAGACCTGAATACGCGACGGTTGGTCAGGTGGAAAATACTCCACCGTAACTCCGGGCGCGACCAGCGCCCAATCGTAAGAGGTATCTGTGCTCCATCCGTCGATCACATGGACCGAGACGCCCTGCTCTCGGAGGTGCTGAAGGGTGTACGGAAGGACGTCCGACTCGTTCAGAACAGGCATGAAGGCTTGGATTTTCATCTCTTCTCACCAACAACTTCTCTGTAGTTTTCGATTGAATCAACCAGCCGCCGCTGAAGCTCTAGAGCGCATTCGATTGAGCAGAATTCGATATATGGAGGATTATTGCAACCACCTTTACCTTGCGAGCCTCCGCATCCAAGAGCATGGCTATCTCCACAACACGCCACGTCCTTCTGGCATACTACGCATTTCGTCATGTGAGTCGGCATTGATCTACCTATTTAACACTTTCCACCAAAAAGGCCCATGCGTCTGCCGATTATGAAATCTATCTCCTTATAATTAGAAGCATAACGAGAAGCATTAAAACCAGCATAATAATCATAATGAGCATTAGCATAATTAGAAGCATCATAAGCAGCACGGAGGGTGTACGGAAGGACGTCCGACTCGTTGAAGACTGGCATGAAGGCTTGGATTTTCACAGACCACTCCTGATTTTCCCGATTATCGTCTGCGCCGCAAACGAATATCCGTCCGAGAATTCCTTGTCTGTTAAGTTCGCAGCCTCGCGCATTTCTCCCTCTGCGATTTTTATGCACCTCTCGCGCTCTCGCGCGCACTGCTCTGTGATGGCCGTCCGTATCATCGACTGGGAAAGCCCCTCGCCAAGTAAATCATACAGAGCCAAAAGGTATTTCTCTGCTTCGCTTAGTTCAACTGGCATGAATGCTTGGATTTTCATTCCACCCTCCAGACTCTAAAGGCATTAAAAACAATACCTCCTCCTGGAGTGGTGACACTCCGCTCAACTACCCCACGTATTTCCACCTTGATTCCTGCGCGCACCGCTGCCTTATGGATTCCTCCAGAAGACTTACCCCCCCATATAAACGAATCACCGATCTCCATTTGCTTAAATGGTAGAAGATCTCTTCGTGACGGGCGCGAAGGACGGCCACCTTTTGGTGGCAAAGGAATTCCCTTATCTATTGTGACCATTATTTTCTCACCCACCACCAGAACGGCCCCACATGCTGCGCGTCCGGCAATAATTCATTCACCGCCTCGATTACACCGAAGCACGGCGAGCCGTCGATGTCTTCGCGCTTCACGTAATCATCTCCGCAGAGGATCACGCGCGCCCGCTCCTTGTACAGGAGGATGTCGGATTTCACCTCTTCGTAGCGATGGCCGGCGTCCAGGTACACCAGGTCCGCGTGTGGCACTTGCCCAATGACGTGCTGCGAGCCGCCGTGTATTGGCGTGATCTTGTGCCACACGCCGGACCGCATGATGTTCTCACGGAAGATCGGGAAGAAATCGAACGGGCAGGGGTAGCCCCACCGCCGCAGCGTGCCCACGAGGTTGTTGTCACTCTCATAGGTTGCGCCTTCGCGCCACGTGTCAACGCAGTGGACCTGCTCCACGCGCCGCGCAAACCAGACGGCAGATAGGCCCAGGAATGAGCCCACCTCCACAACGCTCTTGATGCCGTGCTCTGCGATCAGGCGCTCTAGTTGGTCTTGGTTATCTTGTGCGAACCATCCGGGGATAGGTTCAATCATGGAGACCATCCACTCTTTGCCCAGTGTTCGGAATGACTTGCACCGCGCGGTCGTCCCAAAGCTCGCGCATCTGAAAGTCCTTTTCGCGCGTGACGCGTAACTTCTGGCCTAAGTGCTTGTTGGTCCAATCCTCTACGCGCCGCTGCTGCGCGCCGCCATCCGCTCTGGCTGTCACAATGCGAACCTCAACACCAGAAGCAATCCATCCGCGCACCCGCTCTAGCATCACCATGACTGGCTCTCCAAGAACATCTTCGCCCTTCCATCCGTCGTAATACGCCAAAGTTCCATCGAAATCAACGCCTATCCATCCGCTCAAAACGGCCTCCTTGGATGCCTTCCCCACTTCTGCTCGAACAGCCTCTCATGGATCTTCACGTCTGCCGGGTGCTCCGGGTCCGCGCGAAAGGTCGATGGCAGTTTCGTGTGGCTCACAAACACGTCGTTCTCCACTCCTAGTTTGTACCCCGCCGCCCGCGCCCTCCAACAGAAATCATCATCTTCGCAGCCGTAGCCGCGTGGCCCCGCGCCGCCCGCGTTCACCGCAAAGGCTTCGTCTAGCAGGCCAATCACCGTCAGCACGTGCCGAGGGATATACACGCAGATGAATGCCAACATAACGCGCTCCTCGCGGAGCCCGTTCTTGGCAGAGCAATGATTCTGGTTTGGCGTCCCGCAACTATCGACCGATGCCGCAATGACGCCGTACTCCGGGTGCTGGCTGGCATCAAGCGCAAGTTCCGTCAGACCTTGCGGAGTTTCGAGCAGCGCATCATCGTTCATGATCACCACGTCGTCAGTCCCCGCCTGCTGGATACCAATATTCACGTTGCGGGCGAAGACGAACGGCTGAACGCCTTCGATGGTCTGGAGGTTGCCATCCGCCAATAGCCCGCGAAAGCGGTTGTCATCCCGTGCCCAGTCCGTTGAATCGCCGTCCCACGCCACAATGATGCGGGCCGTCTCGCCGGCCGCGCGGATGGCCGCAACGCAGGGGATGAGATTGTCAATGTTTCGTGAGGGGATGATAATCGAGAAACTCAATTGTCTCTCCTGTTCAGAAATCCATCCGTCATAGATTTAACCTCTTCTTCTGTATTGGCCATCATAGACAGTTGCATATGCTGCGGAAATACCGAAGCCCAAAAAGCATCGCACTCTTTTATGTCTGCCTTCGACGGCGACACATCCCATGAAGCGTCAACAGCTACCCTGTTTCCGCACTTCCCGGCAAGCGTAAGAATACAGACATTTCCAGATGAAGCCTTGAATCTCATTTCACCGCCTCCAGCACCGCCGTGAACTTCCAAACCTCCGCACTCACCGCGCCCGCCATCTCTTCGTACTTCCGCTCCGACACCTTCAGCAGCTTAAATCGGGCCGTGATTCCGTACGCATCATGGAACCTGTTCCACGCGCCAGAGCCATCCACGAAGTATTGCAACCCGTTCGGCGTCCACGGCGTTGTGTGCGTCGGGTCCTGGAAGTGCCCCGCGCCCTTCGCCGCGTCCGGGCATTCCATCGTCAGGATTCCCCCATGCTTCAGCACGCGCCACGATTCGTTCATGACGTGGATGCGGCCGGACCAATGGCGACCGAGGCATACGCACGGCATAGAGCCGCACAATTCACAGCCTGACACACCACCACGCCGCCCGTGCTTCGCCGGGCTCCATTCGCCGCCTAACTGTCCGTAGCAAATGGAGCAAATCTGA